TCAATAGAGCGAAATTAGGAGCGGGATTGTTAAGAGGCATTATACACTCCCTAGATTGAGTCTTCTTGACCCTCTGTTACGCTGATTTATGACACCCACTAGTCTATCTACCATGGCGCGCTCCGCTGCCTGTTTTGTATCGTAGATCACAGCGCCGCCAAAATTGATATTGAAGACAGTGCTTGTCTCTTGAGCTGTCTCTCTCTGTGGTGTGGGTGCTGTCTGTGGAGCTCCACTTGGTGATGCACCTCCACCACCGCCTCCGCCGCCGCCGCCAGCCAAGGCAGTGCCAGCCGCACCAGCCGCCAAAGCTCCCGCTGTAAATAGCGCCGCTGATTTGAAGTGAGTAGCCGCTCCCGCCGCGTCAAGTATCGCCAGAGATGCAAAACCTTTTGCAGTCTCTATCAGCGCCTCGACAGCTGACTGCTTACCTAGTCCTTGAAGTATACGCCCTATGCTCTCACTAAAACTTTCACCCATGACAGCCGCACCAAGCGCCGCCTCTGCAAATGCAGCGCCAAATGAATCAGCGATCTCACCAGCCACCTCAACATATTCTCTCTCTCTCTGGTTGCGCTCATCTATCTGGCTCAAGATCTCAGCCTGTCGCTTGTCTCTCTCCGCTTGGCGTTTCGCTTCTTCAGATTTTACTAGCTCAGTCTTCGCCATCTCAAGACGTATGTCAGCCATCAGGATTTTATTTGCACTATTACCCGCCTGATCAACCTCAAGCTGATGCCGGGCGTTTAACAGATCAACCTCACTTGCCCCTTGCTGTTTAAGCTGCTGAAGTTGCAAAGCGCGTAAAGCAAAGAGCTCTTGCTGTTTCTGTCGCTCTAACATTATCAGCTTTGTTGCCTCAATTTTCTCTTGAGCTATCCTCTGCTTGGCTCTTGCCTCACGCTCTTTAGCGCGCCTCTCTGCAAACGCCTTCTCTATAGCTGAGATTTGGGCCTCTCTCCTTGTCTGCTCTGCCGTGATCGCTTGAAACCTAACAGCATCACTAATGTCCTCAATCGCCCTAAGCTCTCTAACTCTTCTTCTACTCTCAATGACTGCGATTTTAGTTTGTGCTTCTTGGCTGTCTTTTACGCTTTCAAGTGAGTCTATCTGAGCTTGCTCTTGAAGCTTGAGCTCTTGCTCTGCAATGTTCTTTCTAAACTCTGGTGACTGTTTTAGCAGTTCCTCTTTTTTAGCTTCAAACTCTGCAAAGCTACGAGCGCCCTGTGCTGTCAGTTGAAGTGATCGAGCCTCCGTCTCATCAACTTTAGCTTGTAGCTTTTCCCGCTGTTTTCTTAGACGCTGAACAGCAGAGCTCTCCATGTTTGTAGTTTTAACATAACCAGCCGCGATAGAGCTGGTCACCTTAAAAAGCTCTTTCTCACTTTCAATCTGCTTATCTATAGCAGCAATGGCCTCTAATCTTGTGGCGTTTGCTGTTCTTAAGTTTTGAGCAAGCTCCAAAGGCACTTTGGCGGCCATGCTCATGGTCTTCAGTTGCTCTATCTGTGAGGCTGTGAGAGATACTTGCGCCGCTGATAACTCCTCAACGGCTCCAGTGAGCTCAGCTGTGGCGGCCTCATATGCCTCAATTCTCATCTCTGACTCTTTTGTTTTGCCAGAGTAATCCTCAAAAGCTTTGGAGAGCTCAACTACTGCGATCATTACCGCGCCAATAGGACCAAGTAAGCTGATGAATGATGCACCCGGCGCACTTGCTGCTGTTGATAGCTCCATAAATGAATTACTCAAGCCGCCAACAGTCTCACCCACTGCACCTAGCTGCTCATTCATCTCCCCGCCTAGCTTACCAACAGCCTCACCCATTGAGCCGAAAGTCTCACCAACAGCCTCACCAGCTCCCTCAAGCTTCTTGAGACCTTTTGTGGCTTCTTTGCTTTCTAAATTGACCTCAATATCAATTGAACTAGCCATGATTAGCCTCTTCTATTGCTCGCTTATGCGCTCGACTGTGAGCCGCTTCTGTATGATAATGTAGAACGTCAACAGCTTCAACTAGCGCACATGAGGGTGATGGGTGTGAGGTGTGGATAGGATAGAGCCCTGACCTGTGGCGCTGATATGCTGAGATGATGCTTGCCAGTCTATTAGCACCGGCGACAGGACAAGACCTGACCAGCATATCACTAAACTCTTCACCAGAGTCTGGGGCTACTCGATAGCCTGGCACATACAGCCCACGCTCATCACGCTGGGCTAGTGGTAAGCCTTCACGGAAAGGCCCACCACAATTACCCCTAAGCTCTCTAAGGCCTCGCTTAGCTTGACATTGGTCACATGACCAAGAGCGGCCTCTGTTGAATCCTAGCCAAACAGAAGCCGCCAACATCATTTTCCCTGATCACCTATCAGACTAATCCTCTGAATGTGAAGCACTAGCTCACTGATCGTCTGTACTCTGTGACTCTCTGGTCTGATCATCTGGAGCTGATCAAGGTTGGCGGGCTCATTGTCAATACTGACCAATGAAGCTCTAATCATCTCATCATAGACGCGGCTCAAGTATTGCTGATATTGACTCATGGCCTCACGCTCAGAATCTGAGAGCTCATGATGCCAGCGCGCTTTCTCCTCTACATCATCTGGAGACTGTGACCACAGAAGACGGCCCAACTCTGAGCGCGTCATAGCACCTGCTCTGATCTCAGCTTGCTCACGCTCAGAGGGTGACAAAGCTTTGAGTGTAAACGCCGTGGCCCCTTCTGTGATTGTGAGGTGTGTTGAGTCACCTGTCTCTAAGTACGCTGAGCGCTGATCAGGTGAGCACTCAACAGCAGGGTCACAGGTAACCACGACCTCAATAGTCTGCTCTGATGATGTGAGGAATGATAGCGCCATACTAGATCCCTAATCCTAATCTGAAGGGTGAGTTAGTAGCATTGGAGCCGCTCACATCGCCGCTGAATCTCGATTGATTGTAGGTGAGTTGCTGTCTGACAATGTCATTACCGCTCACATCATAAGCGCTAGGATCAACAGCCAGCTGCGCAGCAGGTAACATGATGGCACACCCTAAACCATCACCTATAGGCCCAGTGCCTATGATCACCTGTCTCAAGGTCCGGTTGAAGAAATCATCATTGATGAGCGTGCTAGGTGTGCTGAGAGTCATGGTGAGCTCCACAACTACGTCAGTGATCTCCATGTCACTCATAGCTAAGACGCTGTCACTGTGGCCTTTAGGAGTGAGCGTGTTGGTCACTGTTAAGCTAAAGTCTTCACAGTCCACACTGGTTCTAGCGAGCATGTTACCAGTAGTCACAGCAGAGAGTGACGTGGGCGCTGTGCTCGACAACACAGCATAGGCACCTCTGAAGAATGGGGGTGACCCACTGTTGTATGTGGGCTCAATAGGTCCGCTGGCGTTACCGTGATCATCTTCAATGTGAGCACACTGATAGGTAAACTCACCCATGAGACGCCCATTGTCTAAGGTGATGCTGAGAGACTCGAGCACACACCCAAAACAGAATGTCCTGAAGTTCACGCCATCGATGCGGAAGCTTAAGCTGTTCTCTCTAGTGCCTGTCGCGTTTTGCCCTGGTACATACCAAGTTTGAAGATTACGCACAGTCTTTGACCCTGTGAAGGCTGCGCTGAATGCTGGTGAAAAGTTAACGTTACCTGCATTAGTATCATCAGTGATGGCGCTATACTCTGCTCGACCATTTAACTCAGTGCCAATGATTGTCCCCACGTCATCATTGTTAGGCCCTGATGATGGGGTGTATGAGTTAACGTCTACAGCGGTGACATTGTCACTTGATACACTTGGAATACGAGTCTTAAAACCAGCGCCCAAAAGTAGACCTAGATAGTTGGCTGAGTAATCAGCTGAGGCTGTGCCAATGGTGGTGAGGTCAACCCTGCACACTACTTGACCAGTCCTATGTCGAACCCTAGACCCTGAGCTGAAGACCGTATCAGGCTCTGGAGGGATTAAGAAGTTACCATCACGCGCATCATTTCTCTCACTGAAGACTGGCTCACCAGGGATGATGATGGGGTCACGCTCGCAAGGGATAGACGTGTAAGACCCGCTTTTATCAGGTAAGCCTGTTGATGATACCAAAGAACCAAAAGAGCTCTCTGATAATACGCCTAGTGTTCTGTGTGTGACTGTCATTTAAGCCTCCAAATAAAGCAGGGTGAAAGGTACGCTCAGCATGAATGCGACGTCACCAAGGTCAACAGGAGCGAAGATCGCCGCCTGTGGTATTACTGATATTATGCCCGTTGTAGATAGATCATAGTTTGGGCCTTTAAGCTTTTCTAAGATGCGCTCACCATCCTCAGCCGCTAAGCGTTGAAGATAGAGCACGTCAGACGCTGAGATATCATAGCGGACCTCACACGCCACCTCAACACGCCGCCGCCCACTAAGACCCGCCGCGCCGTCATCCTCTGGGAACGTAGTGAGCACTAACTCAAAAGTACGGTTATTATTAAAGCGCTGTGACTGTGGTGTGACGTGGCCGTTGGCTCTGTCATAGCATACAAAACCATGATGTATATCGGTCTTCGGGGTGATGCTCATGATCTGAGTCTCTAGATGTGAGAGAGCTGCATAGATGCCCTGACTCATCGCATCACCTTCTTTCTGATCTCGATCTCCACAGCCTCTACAAGTATGTCTATATCTTTAGGGCTAAGACCTAGAAACTCTCTAGACCTGTTCACAATATAACCATAATTAGCGTTACTTGTTAGACCTATGACAAAACCTGTAGCCGTGGCCTCTTTGACCACTAGATTGTTCATCATATTTCCTGATAACACTAGATCGACCTCAGCGCTATCAGTGCTTTTAGGTCCACTCGTCCGTTCTCTTGACTCATGTTTATATTGTTTATATCCGCCCTTATAGTAGATGCTTTTACCTGACCTTGATGGTGTGCCACCTTTAGGCTTAAGCCTCGCGCCACGCTTAGCAATATATATCGGGTTTGTTGAGTATCCTGTGAACTCTACCCCATTGGCGTCAATACCTCTGCTCGTCCTCAGCTTGATAGATGCAAGCGTATTCATGGCTAAGCGCTGAGTATCTCGAGCGCTCCACAATGATCTAGGGACTTTGATATTGACCTTGGTTGGCATTAGTGACGCATCCCTCGAGCGATCTTGAAGAAGTCATCATTCTCGCTCTTAGTGTACCCTTTGTATGATGCTCTGAAGTCTGTTTTACTTCCTCCGCTTCTTCGGAGGTCTTCTTCTCCTGAGTCCACCACACCATCACCATCAAGGTCTAAGGTGACAGACCTGAGAGCTAGATTCATGAGCCTTTCATATTGAGCGCGCATCTGCTCAGCCGCATCAAACTGCATATTCATCTCATAGATGTGAGCAGCTGCACAGTAAGCATGAGCGCGCTTGAAGCTCTGCTGATTGAAGACCTCATCCTCTGTGATGCCGTCTGCTATGACGTGATCACGGATAGCTAAGATGAGCTCATCAAGACTAGCCTGTATCTGTGGTGAAAAGTCTGACTGTCTGCGTGGGATCATGTCAGCAAGGTTAGCCATCTGACCTACTAGCTCATCATGATCTAGACCGGTGAAGAATGGTCGAGGGGTGACTTTTAAGAGACCTGTCTCAACCTTCTTGCCACCAACCAAGTCATCATAAGCTATGGTGTAGGGGAACACTCCAGAGGTTCCCAGGTTAGCAGACCCTACATCAACATAGCTCATGCTGAAGTTAAGTGTGGCCGCTGAACTCAGGTCGATCTCACGCGGTAAGGGCTCAGCCAGTAATGCTGTTCCTGTGACGAGTCGAGCGATTTTTACAGCATAGTATGTGTCAGCCGTGGTCTTGAGAAACGCTCTGACCTCATCACGCTCAAGGCTAGTGCCCACAGCGCCGCTTGTGGTGAGTGTGCGTCTATCGCTCGCTATGGCTGTGATTGTCACGTTGGCGCGTGACTGCACAAATAGACCACTGAAGTCACCACCGGTGAACTTGATGGTCAGCGTGGGCGTAGTGCCTTCAGCGTAGGGCTCAGCAGGATCCCACACAAAGTGATAGCCCTGACTCTTAACGGCTTTCCTCATCTCTGTCTTCCTCCTGTGTTAGCTTTGCTGATGTCTGCGCTTTTGGCGCGCTCAAGGTCAGCCGCTTGAATAAATGACTCTGTCACAGGGCTCCACGAGTGTCTGCAATTATAGCCACCACATGAGGTCTTAACGCTGAGCCCTTGGCCGTTCCTGAGTTTTCTCATCTGCTGGTCATCAACCACTAGATCAATGAGCGCTTTACAGAATGGCCTAGTAAGCCCATCACGGGGCCCTGTGTAAAGATAGTGATCGAGCCCAGCTTGGTCAGCAGCTGCGGCTGTGATTGATCGCCCATATTGGCTGATCCTAGTCTTAACCTCTGTCAGCTGTCTACCCTCTGAGCTCTCTAGTCTCTGTACTAAGTCAGACTTGACGAGATCAAGAGGAACGTCAGTTGATAACGCTAAGAGCGCGTCTCTAGTTGCTCGTTTAAAGTCTGGTATGATTACGTCTTCAAATACAGCGCTTGCAGATTGCGCTTGAATCAGGTCGAGCTGAGGAAGTGCTTGAGGGTCATATTCTAAACCTATGGCCTCAAGCGATTTCTCAGCAGCCGCTCTAATTTTGTCTGATGCTTCTATGAAGTCATCAATGGCCAGCCCTAGACCACCTCTTAAGATTAGGTCTAGCAGCTGATCATCATCAAAGCTGAGTAGTAGTTCAGGCTCAGTGGATGCGCTCGCCATCTCGATGATAGACACTAGATCTTTTCTTGCTCGAGCTAGCGAGCGTTTGAATCCACGCTCAGCCTGTACCTCAGCTTGTAGCTGGTCACGTCTGGACCTGATGAGCTCCGCCATAGGGCCGCGCTGACCTTTCACCTGTCTGGTGAGATCATCGATGGCCTCTTGGTCAGCATCAACCTCACTCAGCTGATGGTGTGCGCTCATCAAGTCCATAGGTCACTAGTTGATGCAGTCAGTGATGACGAAGCCCAGAGATGCATCGATCAGCTTAAAGTCATGCACCTCCTCAGCGTATACATATCGGCGTGTTGAGTCTAGGCTGTCATACTGGCCAGCCTGCATACCGCCGAACTCAAGGTTGAGCGCTGCCGTCGGCATCCCTTTGACGTTGCCGCTCTTTTGCACGATAGCATCAGAGCCGCGCAAGATGCCCATGAAGATCTTTTTGCCATCCCAGATTGCTGACTCGCTTGAGGTTGCGCCTGGGACTGTCT